AGAACTATGTTCCAAGTTTGTTTAGATAAATTCATAATCAAATCACATGACTCATAAAAGAATTCATTATATCTTGGATACGGTAAATCATCCCATACATTATAATAAAAAATAGGCATCTGCTGCCTAATTTCATGTTCCATTTGATACAACCAACCCCAAAATCTTGGGTCGGTGTAATGTAGAATTGCATCTGGTTTTTCTTCCGCAATTATATCTCGTGCAAGTTCTTGATTGCCATAACCACTAACAGGAAATATCTTCAAATAAGCATCTTTTATTCCTGTGTCTTTTTGGAGTTCTTCACTTAAATCAACAAGCTTGCCTTCTTCTGGATGATTTATAGCCCCACCGACCTGAAACCAATCGTAATGATCTAATGTTCCAAATACAACCTCTCGTGAAACTGTTCCAACTCCAGATGACATTCTTAAATCATCTGACATCAACAAAATTTTCCGTTTTGCCATAAAAACCTCTTTATTTAATCAATTAATAACTGTTTAGTATCTTCTTTTTTAGGTTCATCCTTGAGTAGATGTTTTTCAATTCTAATCAATACTCTAAGTATATTATTTAATAATCTCTCAACATTTTTATTGTTTGTCATACTTCCAGTATTCTTCATAGCTCCATCCATTTCAATTAAAACCTACTGCCACTAGCTGTCAAATTATCATATTCGTGAATTTTCTCTCTATACTCTTTGTCTTTAACATATAAATCCATAGTTCTATTGACAAGTTTTTGGAGAGTAAATTCATATGTTAGCCCAACAGATTTAAAGTTCTTATATAACTCTTCTAAAACCTTAACCGTAGTTAGCTTAGTAATATCCATATTTTAAGTCTCCGATATATACATATATATCTATTTAATCCATTATTACAACTTTTTTATTCATTCGCTTAGCATGTCCAACTGTATTCATAGTTCCCCTAGATTCCTCTCCCGTTGGAATGAATGCAACAATAACATCACTATATTCTGCTATCTGTTTGTTTCTTGTAAAAAAATTACTTACATAATACCGTTTTCCATAATTTTTCTCGTTCAATACACAATGCATATTATAAGAATAATGAGCTGGTGGAAATTCTCTATATGTAACTCCAAATTCAAGTGCAAACTTCTTAGCGTAACCATCTGCTCCTAATGGTTGACCACCACTCACAACTTCTACCTCGTCTCCAAACTTTTCCTTTAAGTCGAAGATGAAATCCTTTATCTTTCTTTTATTAGTATATTTTCTACTGCCTACTATGCCGACTTTCTTCATAATCATTCCTCTTCTGAACTTTTTTGGATGGTTTCGGTGATATTGAAAATTTAGCAGCTTTATAAAATTCTTCCAAGCCGTTCAACAAATCATCTACATCATTTTCAGCATAGATATACTGAAATCTAAAATTGTGTTTTGGATCGGCATCCCAAGAATTTACAATATTAAACCACGTAAATTCATTATACGTTTGAGTATTGGCTGGTTTAATCTTTGTTTTATAATGTAAACTCCCTTCCCACTTCTTTATAAATTTTTTCAAAATATCGTGTGAAATATCTTTGTCTTCTTCATACCACAGGTATAACATAAATGGAAAATGTAAATCGTCCCAAATTGAACTTATCTTATTCATAACGTCTTCTTCTTTTTCAGTTCCAATAAAATCTGATAATTTCAATCTGACAGATAATTTCACGTGACTATTGAAGTTTCGATACATAACTATCTCCTATTATAATTCGCATCACATAACTCTGGCATTTCTCTAAACTCACAAAACCTACAATTTTTCTTAGATGCTTCTTTTCTATAAATATGTTCCATATTATATTGTCCATCGTCAGTAAAACACTCTTTAATAAATTCACTTAATCTCAATGATACCTTATTTAAACTTGGAGTTCCACTTGCTGGTGAAAATTGTTGAACTCTTTTTTGTGGAAAAGATACATTCTCATATAATTTTCTCTTTACTATAAAAAACTCCACATCAATTCTATTAATAGGAAAATCAAATTGTTTTGAATAAAACTGTTTGTATAATAATAATTGATCTGTTTTGTTCCTATCTTTTTTTATATATTTATTCCACCCCATAGTAGAAGTTTTTATATCATAAATTTTCAATCTACTTTCAGTTGAATCAAATAAAATTAAATCTATAAACCCTCTAAATCTTATATTTCCAGGCAAATCATAATTAATAGCTATTTCTGTTCCAAGTAATTCATAACCCCTTTTTTGAAAATACTGCCCCCTACGGCTAACAAACCATTTTAAAAAGGATATTCCATCTGAATAAAATTCTGCCATATCTTGTCTATTACAACATTCTTCTCCAGACTCCTCTTTAATTTTCAAAAAATTCACCTTCATTCTATCTTCTAACATAGACTCTAAATTTAAACTGTCTGCTTTCTTTGCAGTTTCTGTATACATAACAGTAAGATATTTCTGTAATACTTCATGCATACTTGTTCCAAATAAAGTATGTATATTTCCAGCAAACTCCCTGCGCTCATCTATGTAATTCAGTTTCCATCGATAAGGACATGCAGCCCATTGTGAAAATTGGCTATATGATATTACTTTCCCCATTTTCCGTTTCTAACTACTCTTGCCATAATACTATAATTTGTTAAATCTTGAAATGAATCCTTCACAGATTCCGTAACTCCTTCTCTATCTGACTTCACAGTTAAATTTATTAATCTATTAACCTTATCATTTATTCGTACTACCAACCCAGTTGTAGACAATTTAACATCTTCTTCATTTTCTAATGTAGTACCCATTGCAATATTTGAAGGACCGTAATCATATTGTTTTTTACAAAACAAGTCGTAATCCTCCTGTTGTAATCTCTTAAACTCACGAGTCATTATTGGATAATGTAATTCCAAATGTTCTGCTGGACTTAAATTTTCCTTTTTGACTTTCTTTTTCGGATAAGATTTCTTCTTACTACTTTCTTTTATAACTTTCACTATTTACTCCTTTTTAAAAACAAAAATTGGCTCATATTTATATCCAGCTCCCATAACTGAAGATAAAGTTAATTGGAGAGTTTCTTCTTGTTTAAATCCTAATTCTTTAGAAATTTTAACAGTTGCATCTTCTATAAATTTATACTTAGGTGTATTTGCGATATTATATAACATATAACCACCTTTTTTTAATCCATAATAACAATTCTCTATAGTCTTTCTTAAAAATCCATTCTCCCACTTATCTTCTGATGGATACTTAATATAACTTTGTGTGAGCTCATCGGAATACTTTTCCGTATCGAAATAAGGTGGTGAAGTAAAACATAAATCGAGTGATTCTTTTTCAGAAACAAAATCTTCACTTCCTTTCATATAAATATCAACTTTCTTATTTAGATATGTAAAATCTTTTTTCATTTCTAATAACCCATTATATGTCCTCGTGGCAGGTTCAGTTCCAATATAATGTTTAGTATTTGATGATGCTAAAAACCCCAATAACCGTCCGCCCCAACCACTTGACATATCTCTTATAACTCCACCACCACCATACTTCTCATATATTAGTTTGGCTGCTGTTGGTCTAAAATTAGATACTGATTGAGTGCCTGTATATATTTTAAGTGATTGTCGTAACCTATTTTCACGAAATATATTTCTTTCCACTTCTTCCTCTTCATCATTACCATGTTTCATTTGCCACTTCCAGGCCTTCCTAATTGTAGATTTAAATTTATCATCATCATTAAAAGTTTCCATTGGTGATTTCATTGCGTCACCACATCTAATTTCCCAAAAAAATGGAAAATATGACCAAGCTAATCTTAAACAGTGCATAGTCTGAATAATTTGATTATCTATAAAAATAGTATTAACATCAAACTTCCTAAGTTTCTTCATGTGTTGATGCTTTTCTTGTTCTGTTATACTGTAATGTGGGAATCCATGCCTTCGATAATAATCAAAGATTACTTCAACACCATAATCTATATTTATAGTATTTATATTATTTGTAACCTTATAAAATTCTAAATCTTCTTTATCATACTCTGTAAATTTAGATAGAACTTCATAATCAACTTGTTTCATCTCAAATGTAAAGTTTCAATTTGTCTTGGATCAGTTCCATAACTTTCAAGAAGAGAATATAACTCAGCCTTTCCCTGTTCGGTCATATAATATCTATCAACATATTCTTCTGATTCTAAATTACTGACGCTAAAATGTTTTGAAACTAATTCAAGCAACCACTGTGGATATTCCATCTCTTTTCTCCCTTTAACATAACGAAGCCACTGCTTCCCTTTTGGTAAAATATCAATATACAATCTATATAAATCTTTTGGTGATATTGGATATTTCTGAATTTCATTTACAAAATCTACCCATTCCACCTTCATAGATAAGAAACGATTTATCATATAATTTGACCAAGTTTTCTTATCTCCTTCTGTTAGAAATTCCCAATAATTTTTATTCTGAATCTCCGTCAGATTTTTTAGGTGATGAAACAGATTCTTGCTTTTTATCTTCTTTTTTTGGTTTATCTTCCTTCGGTTCTGGTTTTTTCTTGTAATCGGTTTCATAAAATCCTGTTCCTTTAAATATAACTGCGGGTTTTGAAATTTTCCTTCTCATTTCAGTTACCACTCTTTCAATACTATAAAATGGTAAACTTTTTAACTCTACACAATCAGGGCAGTCTGGAGCCTTATCATCTACTTTCTGTAAAACTTCTTCTTCGTGTCCACAATTAGGACAAACATACTCATAAATCGGCATCCTCAGTCTCCACTAGATTTTTATATATCTCCATAATTTCTCCACAACTACCACAAGAATAAACTTGAACTGGAACTACAGCTTCTTGTCCTGTCGGTGACATTATTGGCGATATTCTCTTAATAATATATGTAAGAAGAAATACATTGTTATTGCACTTTTTACATTCCAAAGTCTCTGCCTTAGATATATCTACATTAACTTCAGAGTTTGATGATTGTGTTAATTTCTGCATTATTTTATTACCTCATCTCTTAAATTATTTAATCATATCAGCAATGGTATCCGCAACCAAATCTGACTTCTCATCATCTATTGCATGTAAATCAGCTAAATAATGCCCGAATAAATGTCGGGCTTGATAAACATCATCACAGTCTAGATCATTTATTCTAACTTCACCTGGTGGATCTGTTACATCACAAGGGTCTGTTGGTAATGCTTCTCGTATTGTTTTAGGTTTCGGTATACTATATACTTCAAATAACCGTTCAAATTCATTTTTTACTGTTTGATAATTACTCATTGCATTCCTCTATATAATTTCATCTACTAATCCATATTCAAGACACTTTTTGGCATCCCAAAGTAAATCATGTTTCAATATTTCATCTAATTCTTCTGTTGGAACTTTAGTATGTTCTGTATATACAGTTCTAATAGTTTCCATCATCAAATCTAAATTCTTTTTCTCATCCTCTATTTCAGAATACTTTCCCCACAATTGTGAAGATAATTGATGAATTAACATATATGAATTTTTACTCATAAATCTTTTCTTGCCTACTACTGAAAGAAATGTAGCTGCACTTGCACAAAATCCATCTACAAAAGTGTATACAGGAACATTACATCTTGAAATTGTATCCATAGATGCAATACCAGCAGTGATTGAACCTCCACCTGAATTTATAAATAATCTAATTGGTGGTGGATCAATTTCTAATACATTAGATACTGTAAGATGTTTTGCTTCTAATTCACTAAGTTTGTGATTTAATTCAACTACCGTTTCTCTATTCACTCCAGAATAATAATATATTTTATTTTCATAAACTGAAATATGTTTTTCTTCACCTGGTTTTACATTTTTCTTTGGTGCCGGATTTTTTTCTCCCCAATATTCTTTCATTTTATTGCTCCTAATAGTTCTATAATCATAGCCATAGCATTAATCTCTTTATCCACAACTTGTGCATCTGATAATTCATACCTGGCAATTATTAAAATACATTCTGCTACATGACCCTTACCATATTCATCTACCTTATCATATAACAACCTAAATAAATCTGCAAAATCTTTAACTTGATTGTCTGCTAACAATTGTCTTGTATTTCTAAAAGCGTTCTTCTTATCTTGTGTCTTTAATATTTCAAGTACTTTTAATTTATAATCCCTCTCTAACAAACTCTCTTTATCTATCTTAACAACTCCATCTACTACCTGTCGTTGAGCAGAATTAATTACTCTACGAATATCTGGATAACCTGAATCAATCACCAATTTCAAATCCTCAAGTTCATATCCTACACTTTCTTCTCCCAGAATTTCTACCAATCTTTTCGCAACATCTGGTTTAGATGGTGGTGTTGTCTGAAACAACTGACACCTACTCTGAATGGGATCAATAATTCTCTCAACAAAATTACAAGTTAAAATGAACCTACAGTGTCTACTAAATGTTTCCATTAAGTTCCTTAGTGCAGCTTGTGCATTAGGAGTTATATAATCACACTCATCAAGAATTACAATCTTCAATTCTTTAAACCCAAGTGTTGACGCAAACATCTTTACTTTATTTCTGATTGTATCTACATTATTTTCATCACTCGCATTAATATAAATAGAATCACATTCAATATGATTAACAAGTATTTTAGCAATAGTGGTTTTGCCTGTACCTGGTTTTCCATAAAACAAAAGATGTGGTAAGTCACCATTCTTAAGATACAAAGACACCTTACTCTTAAGATGCTCGTTCCCAATATAAGTATCTAAAGTGGAAGGTCGATACTTTTCAACCCACAAATAATGGGATAATTTATCAGTCATTCCTCTTTCTCCAAATCCACGTTGGTTCTCCAAATAACCCCGCTCTATCAGGCAATATATATTCGGGTTTTCTATTGGCTACTTCTGTTACTTTTGCAGTCCCAACTCCAATACAATTGGGTCTTTTTGCCATCTCATAACCTATACAATCGTCATATTGACTGTCAGGAAATGTATCTAAAAAATCATTCATTGGATCACAAATAGACAACCATCCTTTTTTTCTACCTTTACTGGCTGCATTTACATCACTGATATTGACTAATAAATATCCACCTGGCTTCAAAGTTTTCCAAATATTTTTTAATGCTTTATGTAAAAACAATTCATTCCAACTTTCTATATCTTTATACCTAACCCAACTCTGAGTTTTATCATAACTGTATCTCTCAACATTAAAATATGGTGGACTTGTGAATACTAAATCAAAGAAACTTTCATATTTACTCAAATCTACATCCTCTGCTGGTTCACACATAAAATCTGACTTTTTAGGTTCTTCAAAAAATCCTAAATGTTTATTGTAAAACTCGGCCTGTTCTTCGTATATAGGATGGTTCTCTTCTCTCGGGTCAATACCAAGATAATACTTCCCAGTATTAGATGCGTAAAATCCAGCCAACCTATCTCCCCAACCCATACTAAAATCAAGAATATTTCTTGCTTCATAAAAATCATAAATTGCCTTGGCAACATTTGGTTTGAACTGAGAACAGATATACTTACGAAGTGCAATACAAGACCTTAAAGTTCCTCTACTTACTTTTTCTACTTCCAATGTAAAAAGTGATCCTAACAATGTGTACATAAACTTCGGATTGTTCCAAGTTCTAAGAGGTCCTGGTGAAATTGTACCATCAACAGACCATCTATTTTTTTGTTGAAAATAATTACTCGCTCTATTTCCAATATTAACTCGTCTAATTATCTTATTACCAAGAGGCCATTTATAATCAGACCTAGCAAACCAT